CAAACAGTTCTTCTTTTGTCTTGCCAAAGATAACCATATCATCCATATAACGGAAGTAGTATTTAACGTGCTTCTGTTCTTTTATCCAGTGATCAAAACTTGAAAAATAATAGTTACCTGAATACTGTGATAAGTAGTTGCCTATCGGTATACCAGTTTCAGGGTCAATATCTTCTTCCAACAGATAGATTGCTGTTAAGTCCTCAATCTCTGCTGTTTCAATACTGTCAATGATTTCATTTAACAACCACAATAGTTCATTATCATTGAACATTCTTGAATACTTCTCTTTCAGAAGATCATGGTTGATTGACTGATAATAGTGTCTTGCGTCCAATTTTAAGCAATATCTGCATTCTTCCGGGTCATTCCACATTGCAGATTGTAATTTTGTCAACCCCTTGTGTATACCTCTGTTTGGTATTGCTGAATAGGTGTCAGCAGTTAAGTTATTGATGATACAAGGTTCAATGATCTGTAAGATAGCCCACTGACAAATTCTGTCAGGGAAATAAGGCAGTTTATAGATTTTCCTTAACTTCTTACCGTCCTGTTTATAAAACACCTCATAATCAGATGTTTTATAAGTGTGGTTGATAAGTATTTCCTGAATTTGTTTCAGGTACTTGTCAGGGTCTTTGTCAATCTCCTGAACCTCTCTGTACCAACCTTTTCCTTTCTTTGCGTGTTGGTGTGCTTTTCTTAAATTTTCAAGGTCATAAATCTTTTCATATAAGTGATCATAGCGTTTCATTCCTTGGTATTTGCATTATCCGAATTTCAGTCGGCATTACTGCCCGGTAAATACGGTTGACCTTTCCTTATTGTTCGTAAGTAAGACGGTATTCCCAGTTTGGTTGTCTGCACCGTCTATTTTTCTGTTTTGCCTAGTGGCATGGTTGAAAGAACCGCACAGTATTATAGAAATAGCCGGATGTTTCCACCCGGCTATGTTTTGCAATTATTAAGTGACCCCTGATATTCCGATTACGATTACCAACACTGTTATTCAGATTCCAATAGAAACTGCCTGCATTACTGCCATTATTCCAATTACTGCCTAATTGAGTGATTGTATTTTTTAATGGTTTCCGCTACAGGTAAATAACGAAAATATCAGAAGTTCTTTCAACCTAATGAATCAAGTTTACAAGTTACATTTTAAGCTGCCATTTTCTGCTTCCATGCTTCGATTGCAGCGGTATAAGTAGCAGAATCACGTGTTGGAATATATACCAAGCGACCCCCGATACCCCGATAACGATAACCAACACCGTCATACAGAGACCAATAGAAACCGCCCGCATTACCGCCACCATACCAACCACCGCCCAATAGAGCGATATGGTAACCGTTCAAGTTGACAGTGATATATGTGTAATCACCAACAGGTAATGAACTGTTACCAAGGCATTCTGACGCAATAAATAACCAGTCGCAAGCTGTTGAATACCCCATTGCTGAAATATAACCGTTTGCGTTTGTTACTGTGAAGCCGGCAGGTTCATAGTTTCCACTGTTCTTTGATTCTGCAAAACTGAAATCAGAACAAATATAAGGCTGACCACCGCCCATTTTTCCATTGCCCCAAATATTGATACCATAGACAAATTTCCAAATGTTGCCCCAAAAGTTTTCTTTACCTCTCCAACATACAGAAGTCTTACCGTCAACCGTGTACTCTTTAGCGACACCACCCTCATAAGTGGTTGTTTTCTCTGCCCTACCTGTACCATTTCCAAGGCTTGCTGTACTTCCGGTTGCAGCTGCATATGAACTTGTTGTGTCACTTCCTGTAGTCCAAGGTAAGGAAACAACACCCTGTGCAATAGCGGTCTGTAAGTTCATCATACCCATTTCAATGATCATAAGCATCTGTTCAGCAGATACCTGTTTAATCAGATCACCATGCCAGTTTGTTCCACGATTCTGTGCCATTGCTTCAATATTCGGTCTTGTAAGGTTCTGTGAAGAACCGGATGCAGGTCTTGCACCTGCGATTGATGAAAACTTATCTTCACCAGTGTTCATAACCTGTTCATCATTCAACAGATATGCACTTGCTGATGCATCGTAAATACTACCTTCGTAAGCACTTGTAAGGAAGTAATCAATTTCATTTCCTGATGCATCGTAGAATGCCGGGTGAAGTCTGAAACCTGCACGTGGCTTTTCTGACACATAATAGTTTGCCTTTCTTAAGTGGTAACCAATGCCTGTATCAATAGGGTCATACTCTACAGGACACACCAAATAATAGAACTTTGGCTGATATACCATTACCTGCCCCATTGAACCATCTTCTTTGTAATCTGCATCACCGTACCATGCTACTATAGAACCATCATCAGCAACATTACAGCGTTTACGACCACCAAACATTGTGAACTTGTCAAAATCAGAACCTTTTGTAAGGTTGGCTGCTCCGGCAAGTCTTTTGAATGTTTTATTTTTGTAATCGACCTGAATACCAACAATATCATCAGCAGTGATACCCAAATAGGCACGAATATCTGCCACACCTGAAAGAATTTCTTGACTGTTGAAGTTTTCACTTTTCAGTTCATCAATATTACTTGCAGCACTTGCGTTTTCCGCACTTAGTGACTGTAATACATTATTAGCTGTTGCAACAGATGCATCAAGGTTTGACTTTGCGGTATTGGCTGTACTTATGACATTAGACAATGAAGTTTTAACTGAACTTGCACTGTTAATTACTTCCTGAAGCTGACTTTTTGCTACACTTGCATCAGAAATTGCAGAATCAAGATTTTTCTTTGATGTTACCGCTGTAGCGTTGGAACTATCCAACTGACCCTTAATCTGATTTGCATTATCAATTACACCCTGTAAATTACTCTGTGTGGTTGTTGCACTTGTAATTACTTTTTCAAGATTTGTCTTTGCTGCATTGGCATTGCTGATTGCTGTTTTTGCAGCATTAGTTGCTGCTTCAACATTACTTTTTGCGGTATTCGCTGTACTTGTTGCACTGGTCAGATTTGATTTTGCGGTATTGGCTGTATTCGTAGCGTTCTGCAAATTGGTTTTCGCTGTATTAGCTGCACTTGTAGCATTTTGCAAATTAGTTAATGCAGTACTTGCAGCATTAAGTTTCTGCTGTACTGCATCAACATCTTTATCAACCGCATCCTTTGCAGCAATTACTTCTTTTTTCAGATCAGCGTAAGAGTTATTATCATCATTTACTTTTTCAAGTGCATTGACAATAGACGATCTTACCTCTTCACCATATACTGCATTTAAAATCTGATCAATATAAGGCTGTATGTTTGCCATTATTCAGCACCCTCTTTCTTTTCTTCCTGTTCACTGTGTTCAGTCTGTTTCATTCTGTTCATATCAGAAACCAATTCAAGGTTTTTCTGTTTTCGGATTTCAGACAGAAGATCAGCAACGATACCTTCCAACAAATAAGCCGGAAGGTTTGACTGCTCAACGATCTGATTAAATGCATCCGTCATTGCACCTTTTGCGTTCTCCATCATAAGTGACAAAGGCATATTATTTTCATTCATGGTAATTACTCCCTTCTTTTCGGTAAAATAATAGGTTCACGCTCATAAGGTTCAGATTCCAAATATTTTTGACTTGGCATCTTTGCAATGAACGTCTTTTTTTCTAAATAAGTGTAAGGGTCTTTATAAATAGGTTTGCTGTATCGCATTCCCTCTTTTTCACATAATTCCTGTATAGCTTTAATACAGTAGTATACAAGTTTATCTGTGTTAAGTTTCAAGTGTCCGTCAGATGCATCTTCTGAAATAAGTTCAGGTGCAAAACTTTGAATCTGCTGTGCAATGATTCCTATAGCCTGATGTTCACCGGACTGAATCCAGTCAAATTCCTTAAGGTCAATAGCATTCACCACTTCCAAACCTCTGATTGCCGTGTCCTTGATATTAGTTTTCAATCGAACATCTGAATTATTGGTGTAGCCCCAACCATGTAAGTTTAATGGACTGTAGAAATCAATACTTCTGTTGTTGTAAATCTGAAAAGATGTACCTGTGAATGTACAGCAAGTTGATGATGAACTACCAATGCTTACATCTTTATCAGACCATAGTTTAATACTTTTATCAGAATAATTATAGAATCCTGCACTTTCATTAAATCTCAAATACCCCCACACATAAGTGTTTGCACCTACGTGTAAGCCTTGTCTTTCTTTTCGGTTATTTGCGTAATATATGAGTTTTACATAATAGTTACTTCCGGGTGAATCCTGATAACCCCACCCCATATAGTCAGCACCGTTCTGTAAGTCGAACATCAGACCTCTGAAAGTTGAATCACCTGACCAACCGTTAGTACCGATTTTACCGATGGTTGTACCTTTATAGTAGTACCATGCACCTGTTGAGGTCATTGACATTAACAGTGTGTTACTGTTTTGTGTCGTACTCTCATAAATACGCATTTCACCATATTCAAATTGAATATATTTACTGATACTATTCCATGCAATTTTTACTGCATAAGAATTTTGCTGAATCTTGGTTGATAACTCTGAACTGTTCAGCTTTTTCTTAACTTCTGATTCAATCGAATCTGTCTTGACTTTAATCTGTGCTGACGTTGAATAATTTTTTAGTTTACCATCAACATACTGTTCAGCTGTTTCTTTGGCAGACAACAGTATAGAATCTTTAGTGTTTTTGATACTTGTTTCAACTTCACTTTTTGTATAGTACTTTTTCAACTCACCGTCAGTGTAATCTTCTGCATCTGATCTTGCTGATTCTTCTGCATCTGCTATTTCTTTTATAACCTGATTCCTGTAAGTAATATCAAGTTTTTCAGCAGATACCGAACCACCAACCAACCGTCCACCGACAATCTGACCATCCATTGTGATAGCGGTCTTATACGTTCCATTGTACCCGGTTGATGAATAACCAAGACCGTTCAGATTCCACCGCCACACCTTCCGGGCTGTGTTTACATCGTTAGTGTCCATGATTAACTGTTCGTTGGCTGTTGTGACCACGTGACCATGTGTTGCTGCTGTGATCAGTGCTGTTGCCTGATCAACCGCCTGTTTTACTATAGCAGACGGTACAGGTATTGTTTCAACTGCCTTTGATGCAGTATTTGAAATTTCCTGTAATCTTGTGGTAAGCCTTTTATCTATCACTGTACCAAGTGTGAATTTACTACTTGATAGATTGTTAAGCTGTATTGACATTTTCGACAATGGGAAATACCGATCAAGTCCATGCAGTGAAGAATGTGCCTTAATCTTATCACCAAGTTTAAACTGTTCTACATCTGCATCAGTCCAATGCATATCAACAGCGTTTACTTCCAGTGTCATACTATCCCACTGATAATCAGCAATGTACTTATTTGCCTTATATAACAACATTTTTGGTGTTGTAACTTCATCCCAAGTAATAGTTTTGGTTATATAACCAAATTTCTTTACAGCGTCCAAATTCACAAGTGAATCAGACCCATTATTTACACTTTCAATAGTCAACCGCTGTTCAAGTGCAGCTATTGGACTTTCTTCCAGTTTTGCACCAAGTGGAATAAATACCGTTGCAATATCTGACACATCTGTATTTCTGCTGAAATCAAGCAGATTTTCACCAAACTCAATACTTTGTGTACTTACATTGTCATAATCACTTATATAGTCCAAATAAGCTGTTCCATTGACATTCCTTACACGTAAATAACCACCAAGATCGTCAACCAAATCTTCCTTGATTTCTTTCATGGTACTGTTGTAATTCGTGTACCTGTACAATGAATCATTATTATCTGTTACCGTAACAATACCAACCTTGAACTGTCTATCTTTTTTTACCTGCTTATTATGTGATGCAATCAGTGATTCTAAATAACCCCTGACGGTCATATCATGATATTCAGCAGGTCTTTGTATACTATCATTCAGATATGCAAGCTGACCTTCACAAGTAAAATATTTACGATTATAAAAATCTATCTTACATTCTGTAATTCTGCCATTAAACACTTCTTCATCATCCTGAAATACCTGAATGCATGACAGCATTTTTTGCGGTAATTCATATTGTGGGTGCTGTGGTGGCATCTTAAAACTAAAAGACCCTGCTTTGTTGACCTCTAAATCAAGTTTAGGGTCAATCAAAACAAGGTTTTCATCACGTAAATCATAAATAGGCAGTTCATCACATAATACTCTATACATTACAATGAACCCCCTCTATAACTGATCTTGACTGTACCGTTTCCGGTAAATGTCACATAGTTATCACCTTCCTGTAAACGAATGTCATAAACTGTTGTTTCCCCAACAGGTAAACTATAAGTGTTACCTTCGTGTGTCACCTTCATAGCTGTTGAACAGGTAAATGTTGGTGATACAATCTTGACACGATTGATCAGATTTACTTTTTTACTTCCGCTTACTTTCACTTCATTCACATGGATGATACCATTTACAAAACTGAAAACGTCCCACAACCACGGTTCACTTGCTGAATTTGTTTCAATCTTATACGGTTCAACATTACAATCAACTGTGATAATGGCAAGTGTACGATCTGTTTTGAATTTATTGATTGTACACCGTCCCCAGTAATAAAAAGTTTTATCAGCGTCCATAACTATACGCATCTTCTTACCATGCAGATAGTTGGAAAGATTGGAAAGTGTTGCAGTCCAATCTCTTGCACCATTTAACAGGGAAAAAGTAAATGATAACTTTCTGTTTTCAAACTTCACATCATCACCTAATGCATCGGTCAGGTCAAGGTCACCATTGCGACCGATCACACTGACTGATTCTGTTTTAGGTGTAGGCAATCCAATTTCTTTTGAAGAAAGGATAAGCCCAAAATCTTCATAACTGTGTTTAATTCCAAAAGTCACACCTTGAATCATGGGCTTTTACCGTCCTTCCTTATCAAAAATTCTAACCAGTTCTTCATTCATTGCAGGGGCAAGTTCACCTGCAAGCACTCCTGTATCTGTTACCAGTTTCAGGTTCGCAAGCTGTGGAATGAAAGGCATATAACTTTCAAGGATTGTAAGAATCCGGTCAAGTTTTTCCAATAATGAAGCGTTTTCCTCATTAACCGCTATTCTGATCATATCCATAAGGCTTTGTGTTCCGACAACCGTTTCACTTCCGGCTTCACCACCTGCCAAGAACTGATTTGACTTAGCGTTGTAACCGAAAATAGTCGGCTGATTCATGATCATACCATCATCCATTGCTTTCTTATACCAGTCAATGCCAAAGTGCGGTACACTTGGCGGTGTCAAGCTGAAAGAACCACTGATTGAAATATGTGGTAATTTCAAATGTGGCAATGACCATGAAAAATTGAAGAAACTTTTAATTCTGTTTATAGCGTTACTTACAATGTTCTTTGCTGAATCCATGATATTAGAAAACTTATTCTTGATATTTCCAAGTATATTAGTAACTGTCGAATAGGCATTACCGAGACCATTTGAAAATGAATTTTTGATTTCTGATATCTTGTTTGAAACTGCCTGTTTTGCTTCTGACATTTTCGACTTGAATTTATTGGCTACTGCCGACAATTTCCCACCTGTCAGATTATCAATGAATGTGTACCCGGCTGAATAATACCCTTTTACACCTTCCATTGCAGCTGCTGCAATTCCCTTAATTCCACCGCCATGTTCAAAATATGCATTTTTCATGTTTTGTAGTTTTTCAGACACCGTATCTTTTGCAGCCTGCATTGTAGTACCCATTGTTTCCTTGATCTGTAAAAACTTATCTGAAACAACTTCTTTCATTGCTGAAAACTTCTCTGATGCAGCATCTTTCAGGTTTCCAAAGAACTCTTTAACTGCTTCGATTTTCTCACCAATAGCTGCAACAAAATTTGCAAACGCTTCTTTGACTGATTCCCATACATTTTTGATTGAATCCCATATAGCTGTCACTGCATTACGAAAATCTTCGTTTGTATTCCAAAGGGTTACCAGTGCCACAACAAGACCTGCAATTATAGCAATCACCGCAACGATTGGATTAGCTGACATTGCAGCAAATAACCCGGTCATTGCAGTTTTCACACTGTCAATGATCTCTCCGATTTTAAATGCAACCGCCAGTGAACCAAGCGTTGTAACAACTCCTAAAATAATCGGTGATAATGTAATGAGGATATCAATAAAACTCTGTATATCACCAATCACTTCTATTGCTTTGGTTGCAAAATCTCCAAGCCCCTCTATAAACTCTGTTACACCGTCCATTCCTTTTTCAAAGAATGTTGTAAAATCAATTTTTTGAATCCAGTCAAATACCCTTTGTAGGGCATCACCGACAGACGTTGCAAACGCATCCCAATCTATTGTTTCCATCCAGTCTGACAACTGCTGTAAAAATCCCATAACAGTAGGTGCAAGTTTTGAACCTACTTTTGTAAGGATATTTTCAAACAATGCCTGTACTGAACTCCATGAACCTGATATTGTAGTACCTGCTTCAAGTGCTGTTGTTCCGGTTATACCTAAGTTATCCTGAATCTTGTGAATAGCTTCAATCATTTGGTCAAACGTTACGTTATCCAAACTTTCAATCTTTTCACCAAGTACACCTGAATCATTTATCAATCTGATCATTTCAGACTGTGTACCACCATAACCAAGTTTCAGGTTATCCAACATCGTGTAATTTTGCTTTGCAAAACCCTGATAAGCGTCCTGTATAGAACCTATGTCAGTACCCATCTTGTTAGCATTATCTGACATATCAGTGATAGCAAGGTTGGTCAGTTCAACCGCTTTTGCAGTATCACCGCCAAGACCCTGAATCAATGAAGCAGCAAATGACGTTGCTGTGTCCATGTACTGATTTGAACTCATCCCGGCTGTCTTATATGCCTTTTCAGCATAGTCAATCAGTTTACCGGAACTGTCTTTGAATAGTGTTTCAACACCACCAACCAACTGTTCATATTCAGCATAGTGGCCAACCGCTGATTTTGTCACATCTGCCATTTTTTCAGCTAACTGTGTACATCCTGAAATTACTTTTGTGATTGCTGTAGATGCTAAATTCGCAAGCGTAGCTTTCCATGTCGTAAATCCACTGTCTGCATTCTTAGCAGCTTGTCCGGCATCTTCTACTGAATCACCTGCACCATCTGCCTTTTTATCAACATCTTCCAGTGTTTCAGCTGTGTCCTTTGCAGACTTTGAAACTTTTTCAATGTTGTTCACCGCATCAGCGTAATTGATCGTTATTTTTCCGACCAACGAAAAAATATCCAACGATTAGCCACCCCCTTTCAGCGGTGGCACGAATCCATTCAGAATTTTATTTGCTTTTTCCACCTGTAACTTAATCTGTGCATTGTTCATTGTCGGTTCAGTTTGTTCAGTATTTCCACCTTTCGGTGCTCTACTCATAAACCGCTGTTTAAATTCTTCAAAATTTCCAACATCATCAGCAAGTGGGTTTGCTGTGATTGCACAGTATAAGTCCCACTGTTTATCTTCATTGTCCTGTTTCAGGACTGTTCTAACAGTAGCGTCTAATTTCCCCCGGCTGATTGCTTTATCTAAATAGCTGTAGGGGTTACCATATCTACGGTTGCAGCATTCATCGAATCGTTCTGTTCCGTACCCACTAATTCGGCAACACCCTCGAAAAAATCCATAAGATCATCTTTCTTAGCAAAATCTTTCACCATGACAACAAACTGTTTCAGCTTGAATTTCTTCACATCATCAACAGTAACCGCTGTACCGTTGTCCCACTCCATACAGTTAGCAAAAAACTTACAGATTTCATTTCTTGCCTTTGAAATGTTCTTGATCAGAATGCCACACACCTTCATAGCAATGACAATACCAACTTCTTTCATATCTGTACCGGATTCCTGCAACTGCTGAATCTCGTCTTTGTCAAATGCACCAATAACCTGTTCTACTCCGATAACTGCAAGAACCTCACAAAAGTCAAATGCGTTATCAACTGTTAAATCCTTAAATCTGAAATCTGCCATGATTATTTATCCTCACTTTCTTTTTTCGATCTGTTTCTTCTACCACCTTTTGCAGGTTTATCCTGTTTTGGTGCAGATGTTTCTTCATGTTCAACAGGTTCAGTCTGTTCACTTGCTGTTTCCTGTTCCTGATCTTCTACCTGTTCAGCAGATACAGCAGGTGTTTCCTGCTGCACTACTTCATCAGAAATATCAACCACAAACATTCCTTTGTCCTGAATTTCTGCAAATCTTTCTTCTGTCATATCCAGTTTTTCACCGATCACATGACCTTCACCTGTGTACTTGTCTGTATATTCTCTTACTACTACAACTCGCATAATTCACACCCCCTACACAACAGCGTTTGGATAGTAAATAGCAATATCCAACTTGTTTAAGCTGTCGTTTTCAAGATCAGCTGTACACTCAAACTTGACAGCAAATGTTGTCTGTTCCGCGTTCTTTGTTTCCAGTTCAAACGCTTCTGTGCAGAGTGCGTTCGGTAAAATAATAATTACATTTTTACCGCTTGAAAGTGTTCCAACATATGCAACATTTTCAAGATAATCTGCTTCTGTGATGTTTTCCTTAGATACATATTTGACATAGGTTGTATCTTCGGAAGTGGATTTTACAAGGTGTAATGCACTTACAAGAATATCTTCTGTAAGTTCTGTCATCTGACCTTCAAGTGTGGCAGATTCACCAACCTTCTGTTTACTGACACCTTTGATCAGCACCGTTGCACCGTCCACCTCAACATCAAGCCACTGTGCCTCATAGTTGAACTTAAGACCACCGGAAGTTGCACCAAGTGGTGTACCAGTCCAACCATTGCTTGGTTTCTCATACTTAAGATTTTTGTAAATGACACCTGCACCCAAGATCATATTCTTGATAGTTTCAGATGTAATACCATGCTTTTTTAAGCCCATTCTTTTATGCTCCTTTCCACTCATTTGTGTTAAGTGTTATCGTAATTCTAAAAAGGTCTTCTTCACCTGTTGGAATCATTAAACCGTTCCAATAGGTAATAAAAAAAGCAGTTCCTTCCTGAACTGCCCTTAAATCTTCAAATACTTTTTTTAATTTGTCATTTATTTCTGCAAGCGGTAATTTTGACCCCCTTGACCAACCGTCAAGTGTAAACACACCGCCTGTATATCCGTCCTCTAATCTGTGTTCAGTTTCATTGAACGAACCGACAAAGTAAGGATAGCTAATTTCACCCGTCCATTCACCAAATTCATAGGGAATACCAAGTTGATCAAGCTGATCAGAAATAAAACCAAGCATATCAACCATAATTAACCCCCTAAATTCTGTTTAATGACATTTACAAGCTGTTTCTTTATCTTTGGGGCTACACTCTGAAATGCTTTCGTGAGTGGTTGTCGTGGTGTTTTTCCGTAAGTATGGTAAAATTTACCGTCTTTCTTACTCTTATAAACCCAACCGCCTTTTCTTCCATCACCATGCAGTGCATATTCACCAGTACCAAATTCTTCCCAAATCGCATTTTCAAGGTCTGAACCTACAGCAACAGTTGATTCATCTTTTCCTTCATCAACCATATATTTGTAAGACCCCTTTGTTTGTCCGGTATCAACCCGGCTGTTTCTTTGGGTCTGTGCCTGTATTTCACCACCTGCTTCGTGAAGGAATCCAATAACCCCTTCCGATAATGCAGCTTTAATTTTTGCTGTGTTATCTGTAAACTCAACTGACATACTACTGACCCCCTATAAATCTTAAATAGATTTCTAAATGATCATGCATATTCATAGGGTCATCAATCAGAAGGATTTCATACACTTCACCATTTACAACCATTCTTGCATTGTCACTTGTCACATTAACGGTTTCCTGTTCATCCGTCTTACTGATCACACCTGTCAGAAAACTGAATGGATTCCAAACCCAATCAGTTGACAGATTCTTAAGGTTGGTAAAGTCACACAAGAAAATGTGTGTACTTTCCTGAACCTTGGCATAAAAAGTTGTATGCTTTGAATCACCTGTTGATAAGTCCAACCAACCTAAGATTGATGTACAATCAACCCATGTGTTTACACGCTCACCTATGGCATTTTTAGCACCGTTCTTTTTTACCTGTAACAATGCTTGAATGTTACCGCCAACGCTCATATAATCAGAATCTAGCCTTTATATAAGGCTTTAAGAATCCAAGTAAGGCAACAGGATAGCCCATAACTTGATTGTTAGCGTCTTGATCAAAGTAAGTCACACTGTATCTTGACAGTGTTTCAGACTTGACCCCTGTTTTCGGTCTATTCTTAATGTCCCACTTAAGTAATTCAAGTACACCTGCACGAACATCAGCAGGGTATTCCACCTTAGTGATCAGGTTTGTACTTTTGTACAACTCCTGATCAACTCTGATGAAATCATCACCAAGTTCAGTGATCTTATACAATCCATCATTCACCATTGACTGAGAAATCTGAACTGTATCACCTACTTTCAAAAAATCTGACGTTCCAAGCAGTCTGTTACCCAAACTGTCAGCGGTGAACCGAACAAACCGATTCTGAAAATTGTTGTTTGTGTATGCTCTGATCATAAGTTCAGCAGCGTTCAGTTTTTCTTCAATTACCTTTTCATTTTGCGTTGCAAATTCAGGCAATTTCATCACTTCATCAACTGCTAATATCATCAGATCACCCTTTCTTAGACAACTGCTGTACCGACCTTGGACTTGATAAGACCCATCTTAACGTTCTTTGTATTGAACTTAAGGCTGTAGTTTGCAGACTTACCAAGTTCTGCATAAGTCGGTGATTCTTTTGCAATCTGATCAACTGCTAAAGAAAGACCATTCGGATGCAGCACCTTACCCTGCTTTGTATAGAACTTGTCAATACCTGCGGATGCTTCCGGGTCATAGTTGGTTGTATACTGATTCTCATAGTTGTTCTTATCGCAAGATAAAAATGCACCTTCGCCAAACAGATATGTGCTGTAAACCGCATCTGCACCTGCTCCTGTAGCTGTAAATCTATCAGTTACAAGTACGTGTTTACCTGCGATAGTTGGCAATGTAATTTCTTTCTGAATTACACCGTTGACAACATACTTATCATAGTCAACCATTTCCATTTTCTTGTACTCTTTGAAGATCATGGAATGCATAACCATCAGACCAAGACCACCTGCCATATCACCAAGTGCTGCCTGTTCTGCATCGTAAATTGTACCTGCTTCAATGTTTGTCTTAGTACCTTTAGTAAGATCAAGTACATGATCACTAAGTGCTGCAACTGCTAATACTGCCTGTGCAATGTTCATCAGTTCTTTTTCCCAAACCTGACCATAATAACCTGCAATCTTATTTCTAATCAGTGTCATAGGGTCAGCACCAGTTAATTCCTTTGTGAAGTCTTTGGCCTTGAATGCTTTCATTCTCTGAATAAGCATACAAGTCTGTTTGTCACCGCTGATTTCAACAGGTGTGTTGTTTGTTTCACCATCGTTGTTCAGTGCTTCCATACCGCTTTCATTTGCGTCAATCGGTTTATAAATTGGAATTGTTGCCACGTTTCCATGCTCACCGATTAAGTCCATAATAGAACTGTCCTGCTGCACAATACCGGAAGCAATGATTGGTGTAGTCCAATAGTCGGCTTCCTGCATCATCCCGGTAAATACTTCTTCATCAAAAGCAAAACCGCCAAAATTTCCTGTTCTTGCCATTTAATTCACCATTTTAACCTTTCTTAGTGTACATTTAACTGTTTGAATAACTCCGGGTTTTCCTCTTTGAGTTTCATTCTTTCGTTGTAACCCATCTTAAGGAACTGTTCTTTGGTAACTGTCTTGTCTTTATCCCCACCCGGCAGGTTGTTTTCAAGAATTTTTCTGTTACCACTCTGCTGCTGATTGCCATTGGATGCTTCAAACATGGTAGGATGCTGTGTTTTAAGACCTGAAATCAGATCATCTTCACCCTTGATTTTTCCATCATCACCAAGTTTGATTTCACCTTTTTCCTTTGCCTTGAATACAAGATAATCAACATCAACCGCACCTGCTGCAACCAACGCAAATTTCAATGCATTTTCTGTTTTCAGTTCTGCATTCTCTTTCTTAAGGTCTGCAATCTCTGTTTCATATGCAGTGATTTTCTGCTGTGTTTCTTCGTCTTTCCCGGCTGACTTTTTCAGTTCTTCAATCAAGTTGTTTGCCTTTGTCAGTTCTGTAGTCTTACCGGAAAGGTCAGTTTCAAGGTTGGTGTATTTGTCCTTAGACACATAACCACCATCAGTAAGGTTGACCATCTTGATCAGCTTCTCTTTGTTCTTTTCATCACCGTTATAGGCATTGATTGCCTGTACCAGTTCATCATAGGTGATAGCCTTATCACCAAAAAATGCTTTTAAAAATTCCATGTTCTTCTTCCTTTCTCCGTCATGTTTTTATATCCGGTGTCACCGGGAACGGTCAACAGTTTATATCCCATGTTGCAGGGGTCATTTCAGCAGCAGTTTAAACGTCATAAGCCTTTTTCGGACAAAATAAAAGACACCCCTGCGGATGCCTTAAAAATACTATTTAACCCATAGTTGGGAGATAATCAGGATCACCATACCTTTCTACAGTACCAAGTGAATGTGCAACGCTTTCATGTTCCTTTTATCCCCCTTTCTGACCTCATATAATGGTCATATAGGTAATAAAAAAGCAAAGGTATACAATTCTGTACCTTTGCTTTTTAATACATTATATCGTCAAGTGATAAGTACCCAAGGTCATAAACGTCTTTGTTTTCTTCGATACATTCATCAATAATGTCAATGATTTCTTCATCTTCCTGACTTTCAAACGGAATAGTTGGAAAATCATCATTAAATTTTTCCTTATACCGTTCAAGTGCTTTCTGTAATTTCTCATTCATATTATTTTACCCCTTTCAGAATTTCAATGAATGCTTCATAGCTGTTTGGCAAGTACTTCTTCACATATTCCAGTTCAGAGCCACCATTGACTTCTGCACCCATGATGTTAGCCCACATTTCAGATGCAGATTCATAAACCCTACATTCATTTGCTACCTTACTAAGATTACTTGCATCAATACCAAGTTCTTTATATGCTGCCTGTAAACCTTTATGTTCTTTAAGACGTTTCATCGAACTGTATTGACGATTATAATATTTGTCTCCATGCCCCCATGCTATACATTCTCCAAGTAATCCGTCAATAGCATCTTGAACACCTACACTTGCATGATTATTTCTAAAATCTTCTTTCACTTCATCAGTTAAAATTGATTTTAAAAAATCCCTATCTTTTCTTACAGCAACAAGAAATTCATCAGATGAACTTGCAACCTTTGACAGCTTACACCATTTAACTTTTCCGTTAATAAGATCAAGTTCTGAAAAATGTGTATTATCGTAATTAGCTTTTGCGTCAAAATAATGACCATACTCATGTGCTAATGTTCCATATTTGCTTTTTCCACCCTCAATATATTTCTTCGCTGGATATGAAAACACAAGTTTATTGTCACGTGGTGTATAATATCCATTTTTTCCGTATGCTACACCGTTGATTTTATCGGCATACTTTGCATACAATTTTTGAAGTGATGTATTACTGTGTTCAGTCAGAATCTTCATGTATTCATCATAATCTGAACTACTCATTGCACCCTTTAGCTTTTGGGTGTGTGCCAATACATCATATTCTTTCACATTCATTGTATCAGCCTTTTCAGGCAACTTCAAATATTTCTGTTTGAAGTCATTGAATGATTTTGATTTATCCAATCCAAAGAATGCTGCACGTTCTTGTAATGTCTTTAGTTCATCATCGTCTAAAGCCCATTTTGCACGTTGCAGTAAACAGCACCGACAGTTACAGACGTTCTTTGCAGAACCGCCAACACCCGGTGCTTGCATTTTCTCACCGCCAACATCAAACGGTTCATCAATCTCTCTGATCTGTCCGTCACATTCCCGGTGTTCATCCCTTGTCCGTCCGTCAAGTGTGGAATCCCACTGTTTGACTATATCAGCACCCTTTTTCTTAGCCCCATGCTGACCGTCAAGAGCTGCTTCATTCTGTATTCTATGCCCTTCTGTCCGGGCAATCCGTATTGCATTGTTATATGCTTTACGAAAAGGGCTGTTCATACCCTTGGCAATTCTTAATGCCATTTCATTCCATGTTGAACCGCTTGCAATCCCTCTTGAAAGTTCAGCACGAATTGACCGCTTAAGGTAACCAACATCTTCACCAAGTTTGGTGTACAGACCGCTTGACAATTTACTGTCTGTACGAACTGCCTTGACAACCTGATCTTGGTTGATTGGAACAACCAAAGGTATACCACTAAGATGCAGGTCATAGTACATACCAACATAACCGTTTATGTACGATTGCTGTAAATAATCAGCTATTGTTGTAAACTGTCCTTCATGCAGGTCATACAAGATTGATTCAATCTGATCAATCATAATCTGCTGATATTCTTTTTGGTATATGATGCTTTGCAGGTTTTCAAGGTCTGTCCTTGCTGACAGTTCCCTGATTTTTTGTTCACAATCCTTTTTCGCCTGTTCATATACCAGTTCTAACAGCTTGATTACTTTCTTTTCATCGTTAAGTTGTGTCTGTTGTACTTCCTTCTGTGCCTTGTTCACCTATTCCACCACCTTCATCATCCGGTATAATAGAATCAAGATCATCTTGCACCTGCTGCACCTTATCAGCTTCATTATCCGGCAACTTGTCCTTCACATCTTCATAATCAATATCAAGAACATCACAAATATACTGAATCGTCAAATCATCACCAAAAATCTGTGCCAGTGATAACAGGGTGTTGATTTGTACCTGTTGTTTCTGTGCTTCTGTAAGTTCATTCTGTTCATTTTCCTGTTCATTACTCATTACTTCGTGGGTGAACTCAAAATAAACATCTGTGATCTGATAATCTGTACCGTTCTGCTGATTGATTTCATCAATGCACACAGCCACGATCTTACGCAAGAACCGCTTGATATTCCTTTCAAGGTGTTTACATCTAAGATCAAGCAGTGAATAGGCTGCCTTGATTGCAATATTGGTTGTTGCTGATGTATCTTTCAGACCTGACAAGTTCAGACCCATACCAAAACGGTATATGTTCTTTTCATCCAGTTCCAACTTAACCTTCCGGGCTTCATACGGTACATCTACTGTATGTACTTCAATACCACCATCTGAACCGACACCGACAATCTTTTTTGTCTTAAGATTCTGCTGCAATTCATCAAGGTTATCACCGTCAAACCCTTTGACTGCATATAATGGATGGTCAAAGTCAATCAGGTTATTGGAAAGACTGGATGCCATAAGGTCATAATCATCAATCAGGTCTTTTACTGCTTTCAGGTTGCTGAACTGTTTCTTGTTATTATCCAATCGGAAGAATGGCAAGAAACCAAGTGAATCAATATAAGTATTATCATCACCGTCAACCTGATACAGTATGTGTGGTCTTGGGTTTACTTTGGCTTTATCGTCAAGCTGTATTTCCCCTTCATCTGTCTGAACATAATAAACAACCTGTTCATCATCCCAATCCATGATTTTCTTGATTCTGTGACCTTCCTTGTCAACCCGGTCAACGTACCAATAAATTACATGGTCTTTTCCGTCCTCTGCAAATCGTGCTTCTACTTCTACAACACCAATACTGTCAGCACACGTGAATTTCAGCTTGTCAGTGCTGTCTTTCATAGCGTACATATAAGCAAAACCTTTTGTCTGACAGTCTGTAAGTGTTTCTGACAGTTCATCAATAAAATCATCGTTATTATTGAATCTTGCATCAAGTTCACTCTGTAGTTCAGGCACATCACTGAATACAAAACCATCTGAACCTGAAAGGGTGTACTGTGTACCCTGTTCTGTCAGTTCCTTGAAAAATGGGTGCGGTATTCTCACATTTGCCCGGCTTGTATCTTCCACAAGCTGACCATCAGAATTGAAGTAAAACATTCTGTAATTTTTAATGTCGTGATCACCGTCAAAATAGCGTTCACCTATTCTTGCAAAATGCTTTTTCACTGATGCAGCATCTTCATCAATGAACATTTTTATTTCTTCGACTGTAAGCACCTGTCACCCCACCTTTCTATAATCTGATTTGTAAGGTCAATGATTTCATCTCCATGAACACCGAAAAAATCACACATTGCTTCTTCACCCTCAACCGTATGACCGTATGAAAATAGAAAAGCATGAACCAATTCATGAATCAGTGTTGAACGTGTTACTGATTCAGAACGTCCGTCCATAATGCTGATCAGAAGTTCCTTATATTCGGTCAGCCCAAAATTATAGCTGTTTGGGTCAGGGTTCATTTTTTTTGCATTTGCATCCACCAGTTTGACCTTCCATACATCATTGTGAATCTTTATTTTCATGATTTTAACCATACAGCTATTTGTATAACCAACCGCTGCCTTTCTTGATATATTTTTCTAATGCATATCGCATTGCGTCCATAAGATGATTGAAGTCATCAATAGGGCGGTTCAGTTTATTACCGAACTTGTCCTTGTCCCAAGTATAGTTGCTGATCTCCGTCAAGAAATTCACACATCTTGGGTGTATGATGATTTCAAAGTCCTGAATAAACTGAATACCGCTGTTGATACTGTCCTTACCTTTTTCAGCACCTTTGACCCTAAGACCATAACCCTTTAACTGATCAATAGACTTTGGCTCTGCTGAATCCGCTGTGATTCTTTCCTTTGCATAGCCCATATCAGTGATATTCTGATATATTCGCTCATTGGAAAGACCTGCACTATACATTTCATCCCACACGAATATTTTTTTGTTCTTCGTGTCAATGAATCCACAAAACAATGCAGATGGGTCATTCGTATAACCAAAGTCAAGACCAAAGGCTGAATCAATCTTGTATTGCTGTCTGATCTGTTCCAATGTAAAGGCTTCTTCATGCCAATTCTCATACACAAGACCATCAACAATACCCCAATCACCAAGACCTGCCACTGCGTAACGTCTTGGGTTCTGCTTTCGCATGGTTTCAAAAACCTTAAGATCGGCTTTATCTAACCATTCATTGCACTTGTAATTGGTGGTAAGTGCAAGTGTTTCATCATCAGGGTTATCAAAAAACCGTTTCTTCAACCAATGGTGTTCATTCCAAGGGTTGAATGTTACGGTGATCTGTTTGAACAGGTCTGAACCTTCCGGGATTGCACCACGAATAGATTCATCAAGCATATTGAAATCATCCTCTGAACTAATTTCATATGCTTCTTCAATCCACATCCAACACAGTACACCCTGATCAACAGTGATTGATGTTACTTTCAGTGGGTCATCCAGTCCTCTGAAATAAATCTTTTGACCTGTTGGCTTATACGTCATTTCAAGTGGTGACTCTTTTATCTCCCAAAAAGCATCAACACCAAGTCGATGTATAGCCCATTTCAATTCAGTAAAACAAGAATCCTTTAGTGTTCTGTAAGTCTTTCTGACAACTAAGGTATTCGCATCAGGGTACTTCATCATATTTGTGATGTACCATAATGCTGTAGTCTTTGACTTCTTAGATGCACGTGAACCTTTGACTGCCCGGTATCTACCTTTCCACCGCCAAAATGTACCGTAACCCTTACCGACTACTTCCGGTAATTTCACATTAACCTTACCGGACTTTGTAGCCTTGTAATCTTCCGGCATCAGAATGAACTTCTGATAACCAAATACATATTGACTTGATGGCTGTCTGTATTTAGTCCTCAAGTGCGTCTGCTCCTGAAATAACAATAGGGGCTGTCACATTCACATCTAACTTATCATTCCACATACCTAAATGTTTACCAAGCAATTCAAGGGCTTTCAGTTTTGATGCAACCTTGACTTCTCTTTCAACACTTCCACCAAACTCATTATCAGATTCCTTATATTTGATTGATTCAATACAAGACAGATCATCAGAAGATGCATCCTGTTTGATTCTTCCGTTACTGTCAACAACGTCTGTCATTCTGACAAATGCAATCTTGGCAAGCTCTAATACAACCCTATCCTGATTTACTCCGGTTCTTCGTGAGCGTTCTGCCATGTGTTCCGCAATTTTCTGTTGAATATTAGGTTTCGTGAGGTTTTCACATCCGATTGCATCCGCTGTTTTTACTGAATAACCTGCTCTAATAGCTGCCTGTGTTGCATTCAGATCAATCAGGTATTCATCAACAAAACGTTGTTGCTTTTCAGTTAATTTGCCTTTTTTTGCCATAACAACACCGCCTTTCTATCATTTGTATAACAAAAAGTGCTGCAAGGTGAGAGGAAGGCATACCTTGCAGCACATAAGACAATAAGCAATAGAAAAAGCACCTCTGTAATTTCTTACAAAGATGCTTTGAAAATTTTTCTAAGATACACTATATCAGAATGTGAATATACAAACAACCCACTTTGATATACATTTTTACACTTTATTATACAAAAATATGCACAAATATAGGTTTTAATAATAGTAATATAGGTTTTCATAGGCTTCTTCAAATGCTGCAAGTGCTTTTTTATGTACATTCAACACATAATTATATGATCGTTTCATTTCTCTAGCTGTGATTGTCAGTGTTTTGAACTGCACATACTTTTTGAATAACACCTGAATATAATCTGCATCATGTAAATCTCTAATTTCCTGAATGATTTTATTTTTGGCATCAATAAAATTATCTATTTCTTCATTGATCTTGTTATTGAAATCTACATAAGCAGAAACACCTTTACACAAACCGTCACCCGATGGACTTGTCTGCACTCTTTCAGCAGAATAATCAATACCGTCTACATTGCACATATTTATTTGCATATCTGCAAGACGTTCTAAGTTCTGATTGATATTTGTATCTAACACTTCAAGCTGTTTCAGATATTCCCTTGCACTTAATTTCTTCTGATCACTCATTTTTACCTCACTTTCTACGGTTGGTTACACTTCGGTTACGGTTAAAAATAGCATAAAAAGTGCTTCAACCCCTTATAAATCAAGGAAGTTACGGTTTCTACGGTTACGGTTAAAACTCTATTCTCTATATATTCTTATTTTTACTAAGTTCTATACTATCATAAAATACTAATTATTAAAGAATGTACTTTTAACCGTAGACAACCGTAACCGCCAGTATTTACAAGGGTTTCAACCGTAACCCTTAACCGTAACCAACTGTAACTTTACCGTAACCACTACCACAACAGCACTGATTGGTACATCGAACTAATAAAACACCTTACCTGATTTTTTATGTTTCAATGTCACCCTTCCAACAATTTCAAACCCGGCAATATCAACAATACTCCTGATCACTTGAATCAGTTTATGGTTACGGTCATTCAGTTCTGCATTTTCTTCACGCTTAATCGTTGCCATTGCTGCACCTGCTGTTGGGTCAACATACCCTTCACTGTTTCTATATGTCATAAGCGTTTTATATCCTTTCCATGAATCTGTTCATTATGTGTTCAGCAAAGTTCAAAGGTAGTGAACCTTGTTTTGGTACATCAAATACTTGCAAGAAGTAACCCTTTTTACCGTCTTTTTCATAGCAAAGACTAAGTTTATACCCAAGTTTTGTCAGTTCAGTGTGACAGTCAACCAAGTCTTTCATACTATAGCACTGAATAAAATCCCCAACTTTTAAATCATTTTTCATTATCATTTTCCTTTCTGACTGTTTTCATCAGTATGCAGTCACCGATATAAAATACTGCTATCATAAGCATATTCAAATCTGTTATTTCAGCACCATGAAAACCACAATAAAGTATGAACCCAAACCATAATGCACTCATTCATCATCACCGTCCTTTACCGGGCAACGATCACAATCACCATTTGCAGCACCGAAACACCCCCAACAATCATCAATTTCTTCTGTCTTTGGTTTGTACTTTTTTGCTGCAACAGCTAATGCCATTACTACGGCACCAAGGATTAACCCAACCGTAAGACCAACGCAAAAACAAACCGTACCTGTTAATACTAACTTTTCCATACCATCATACCTTTCTGAATATCCTGATAGACTTACCACCTACCTTAGTTACTACTGTTTCAAACCCCAAACGCTTATTGATCTGCTTGCTGAATACAATGTTTGACATTGGTTGCATACCACAATCAGCACAAAATACCTGATACCTGCTGTATACGTCACCTGTCGGTTCATCCTCAATCATTTCAACACCGCATTCATCAATAAATGCCTTGATTGGGTTGTTTTCGTTTTCATATTCATCAATCTGTTCAGCCACTTTTTCAGACTTGGTAAACTCATTGTTCTCAATGATTCTTTTCAGCCCTTCTACACCAACTCTGATCAGGTATTCGACTGAACTTTGTTCAACCAACTGATACTTGATATAAGGGTTGTAATCCGGGTCAATCTCGCCACTGGGTAAATACTTTGTAAATCTTGCGTTGAATGGAATAATTACCAAACGCCTAAGAACTGCCCCTGTCTTATCTTTCATTCTTGGTATATCATTTGCTGAAAACAGCAGCTTCACATAAGGGTTAAACTCAAAGGGGTCTTGCCCTTTTCTTTCTGCTTTGATTCTGTTACCTGTAACTACTTTCTTGAATGTTGCTACCTGTGAACCTTGCAGGAAGTCATCACCAATGTCATCACCGATATTTGCCAGTTTTCCGAACATCATTGATGTGCTGAACCTGTCCCCTAATTCCTTAAGATCAAGTGCTGATATATTCCCATCACCAAGAATTGCTTTGACACAATCAAGGAATGTACTCTTACCATTGGACTTGTCACCTGTCAGGATGAATGCCTTACCAAGTTCATTCCTGCGATAAAAGCAATAGCCAATACATTCTTCCAGTAATGCCCTGATCGGTTGATCACCGCAAGCTAATTTGTTCAGTGTATCATCAGCAAGTTCACTGTAGGCTTCCGGGTTATAATCCCAAGGTATTTGATTGGTTATTACCAAATCAGGGCTGAATGGTTGCATTTGTCCGGTCACAATATCCAACACACCGTTCCTGAATGCTATATAACGTGCATCTGCCTGTGCTTTTTCATCAGCTATAAGTTCCATATACTCTAATACTTCTCTTCGCTGTGTCTTTTTCAGGTTAGGTATCTGATTGATCATAGCTGTTTCAATAGCCTTGTACCCAACCTGATAAATCCCATCTTGATAGATATGTAACTGATTACTTATACTGACTACATTTTCATTGTTCTTAAGCCATGTTGCAAAACGGTCAAACAGGAATGTCTTATCACAAAAGAATACAGGTTTTTGAAATGCTTCATCCCTAAGAATCACTTCCAGTTCATCATCAGATAACGGCTCTTTCAGAACAAATCTGTTCAGAATCCTGATACATTCTCTTGTATCATCAACACTAAAATCATTTGATGTAAGTGTCAGGATATAATTGAATAATGCCTGATTGCGTCCGTCACCTGCATCCATATCAAGAAAGTCAACCGCTGTACGAACCGGGAACAACCATTTTGGAACTTCCTGATATGTTCCACCTTCTTCAATGTCCCACTCAATAAAGCGTTCTTCACCATCAATCTTGATTACTTCATATGATGAACGTGTACCAAGTTTTATATCTGCTGTCAGACCAACCGCAAGCGGTACGTGTGTCCTGTTCCTTGTAATACTATGATTCTTAAATAAAAAATGTCTGCCCCGGCTTGTACAATACACCCGGCAATCAAGCTGATATTCTTCCACAATGTTCATTAAAATTTCAGACTGTTCAGCATCGTCAATATCTATCAGGATGGTATCATCAGCAAGAACGCCACCGAACCCTTCAAGATTCTTCACTTCGTCATAAGTGCGGTATTTTGTCCGGTCTTTGAATGCTTCGATTGCTTTCTTGCCTTTTGTCTTTATGTACCCTTTGTACAACATCCTGTTTCACCATCCTTTAACTAAATACTTCTGACAGCAATTTACTGAAAAATTCTTTGTCCCTGATGCTGTCCTTATATTCCTTTTCGGCTGACCTCAAATCTGCCTTTTTCTCTTTCAATGTGTCCCGGCTTTCTTTCACATTTGTCATGTAATGCTTGTAACCGTTACTACCTTTCTTATGCTGTGACCGCAAATATAACCAGTGCTGCACGTTCATTTCAGCATCTTTCACTTCTGCCTTATTCCGGTCAATCCTGTTTTCGGTAATCATTGTAATATTGTCCAACCCTTCCATTCTGTACTGAATGTGATCTTTGATCTGATTCACAATGTCAGGGTTATCACTTCGATTGATTAACTTAATCAGCTTACGAACCTTTGAGATACTTCTACATGAAAGAAATTCTTCAAGATGAATAAGCATCTGACCATGATCATGTTTGATTGTAATGTCTGTCATGTTCCCACCTTTCCGGTATTATGCTACAATACCAAATTGTTTCAGTCTTTTTCTTGCTAAATCTATGTACCACTGCTTATCTAATTCCGGTGGTACTTTAACCCCAATTACAGAATCGTTATAAATGAAACTGTGATCAGGTGTGTTTCCAAATTTTTCACCCTTTGGTTTTACAACCTTACGTCTTAACAACCTACCGTCTGTAACACGATTGGAAGCAAACACACGATAAGATTTATAAGTATATTTTTGTGTGGTAGGATATGACCACAGTTCTGTTCGTGTACCGTCCCGGTGTTTTGTTACCTTAGTAATATGACCAGTACCCTGTTCATGCTCTACTAAGTTATAGTTGTTTGACAGCTTCACTATTTTTTGGAACATGATCAGGTCATTACACTGATTGATAGTCTGTTCAATAGGTATCTTTTTCACCATGTAGTCAACCAGTGCTTTGTTCAGTATCGGTAAATCATAGTCAATAGCTGAAAGTTCTTTGACATATGCACCAATTCTTTCAACACCACCATCAGTACCAATCCAAAGATAATTGTTTACGTCCTTCTGATAGATTTCTGATATATTGTCAAGTTCAAGCAAGATTGAACATTGTTCAGTAGAACAACGCTGTTCCCACTCCCAACAAATATCATCAACCATTTCAAAAGCTTCATCAGTGTCAGGAATCCAAATGATCAGACCATCAGTGTTTGACTGAATCAGTTCAAGTCCCGGCACAACTTCCAAATGCTCAATCAGATCAAGCAACATCAACTGACCGTTTATACACATACAGTTGTTATTACGTGGATCGTATGCAGCATTGGTTTCATCTTTCATTGCCCCTGAAAGTGCATTCAGCATTTTCTTATATGGCAACTGTGCTTTTTTCCATTGCTTTGCTTCTGCCTTTCTTCCGGCTTTAGCTGCTGCAACCTGTTTCTTTTTCATAGCTTTTCTTGTGTCATACACCAGTTTGAAGTTGTTATTGGTTGCTGCCCTTGTTACAAGTCCCCACGCAATCAGCATTGACGGATAGTAATTATTTACGTCTACATGAAGAATCTGACCTTTTCGGTGTATTGGCTTATCAGATGCACCATGCAGACCACCAAAACCAAACGTGTGCGGTATTCCGGCAACAACTGTTTCAAAGTTCTGTGACTTGTACCAAGTCTTTTTATCTTTTTTGTCAAAATCTTGTAACCCCATTTCAAGGGCTTCTTTTCTTTTCTCTGCAAACCATTCCTGAACGTATTTGTATTTTTTCAGTTTCAGGCATGGAAGAAAAAAGAAATCAAATTCATCACCAAAATGAGTTTTTGAACACCCAAGAACCTTTGCTGTTATCCGGGCTTCACTGTCACCAATGTCATACAGTGACGTTTCTTTTGGGAATGCCTGTATAATTCCATGAACTGCATTGAACTCACTGACCTTTTCAAGAAATA